TCTGAGGTTTTATCAGATATAGGTGGTCAGGCAACTTTAACTTTTGGTATTTCAAACACTAACGCTGTAAAGGTTGATTCAGCATCAGTAGCTGACGATGAGTACGCTAGATTTACAGCTAATGGATTAGAAAGCAGATCAACTTCTGAAGTTTTATCAGACATTTCTGCAGCTCCTGCAGCAGGTAGTGCAAACATATTAACTACAGGTGCATTGGATTCAGGCTCTATCACATCAGGATTCGGTGCTATCGATAATGGAACTTCCAATATAAGAACAGCAACATTTACTGCTGAAACGGCAGTTGTTCCAGATGCTGCTAGTGGTGCTACTTTAGGTACTACATCTTTGGAATGGGGACATCTATATATTGGGGATGACCAAAAGATTTATCTTGGTGATGGTCAGGATGTAAGTCTTGAGTATGACGAGGATGGAACAGACCAATTAAGAATTGCAGGTGCAACAGTCTTTGAGAATGATATGGAAATTGCT